TGTATGCGTCACCCGCTGCTGTAGTTGCCGAAATACCAAACGAAGCAAATGGGTCTCTAAGTACATCAGCGTAACTACCGGTACAATCGAAACTAACGTCCGACGTTCCTGTTACAGTATAGACCGGTCCACCACTTGCGGTTGTACTTAATCCTCTTGAACGTAATGTTGCAACAACCAAACCATCAGTATCCACATCAGGTGTAGCTGTGTATTCAGTAACGTCGTATCTAACTGTTCCCGAAACAATATATTCTCCAATAGTACCCCCTGTAGTTGGGTTTACTTTATTGTATATCGCGACAGACACACCACTATATGTTCCTCCAGAACAACAAGTAGACGCGAAGTCATAATTAAATAAACTATCGTACCACCAATCATTTTTATATGATGTTAATGGGTCACATACATGTCCAAGCATGTTTGATACAGTTTGAGCTGAACCAATACTTAAAGCGACAGCTGCAGCCGTATCAACACAACCATACGCCAAAATATCACCAGCAACACCAAACCTATTAGTTCCTGTTGCACCAGTCTGTGATAACTGAGTCCATATAAAATCTAAAACCTTATTATCAAGAGTAGGTGTAACTGTTCCAAGTGCTCCTGTTGATGGTGATGATAGTGGGTTATCTAAAAAGTTAATACTATCATTTAGTATAGTAGGATAAAACACACCACCTGAAGCTTGTGTAGTCATTGCTCCAGTATACACAACACCAGTTGTAGAGTTGTATACCATTGTGTCAGCACTAAATATTGTTTGACCGGTAATACCAGCTGTAATGTCAAAAGGTATAAACCAATTAAAATCGTGTGATGTTGTAGTAGAAGAGGCAACAGTAGATTTGTCTATAGCACCAGCGGTCTGAATAGACCAAGATGGTCCCGCGTCATAACCACTAAGTCCAAGTACTCTTGTTACAAATAATTGGTTAGCTTGACTTAAATAAGCTTTTGATATATATCCCATTTCATATTTTGGGATTTGTGAGTCCACAAATGTTTGTGGAGATGTTCCACCAAATCTTGTAATATAATCATCATAAGAACTGATGAAAATTGGTTCGAAGGCAGGACCCTTAAGAGCTTCACCAACTAAACCTAACGTGGTAACACCAACACTCTGTGCTACAAATGATAAATCTTTCTCTGATGTATATACACCTGGAGAAACAAATACTTTACTTCCGTTTGCCATTTTTATTATTTTTTAAAATTGTTATTATTTCTTTGTTATACTAATAAATACAATTATTAAGTCCAAAAGTTTTGTGGTATGAATGTATAAATACATTAAGGGATAAAAAATTCATACTTTTTTCATACTTTCGACTAATTATAGCTAAAATACCCCTGATAAATGGCAAACAAGGAAAATCAACCAAAAGTTAAAAACCTTAAGATATCCGATAAAACCCATCAAATGCTTAAGAAACACTGTAGAAAGAACGGTTTAAAGATGTTTGCTTTTGTAGAACTACTAATCAAAGAACATTGTAAACCACCAAAGGACATATACGGTGAGTAACCCTATCTTACAACCGTTTCTTGGAATAGTATCCATGCTGGTTCGAGTGATGTTTCTTTCACTATCTCTACTTTAACATTGTCGTTAGGATTAATCATTACTGGAATGCCAGTATTCTGAGAGTCATTAACCCAAACTCCGTTAATATAAATGTCGTAGGAATCTACATTACTTGACCTCATTAAGGTTAAGTCAACTTTGGTTGTATATTGTTTTGTTTTTGTCCCAAAAGTTCCAGGTGGTAAACTGTCAAAATGAAACGTAGTTTTTGTTGTTATAGTGTCATTAACTTTTGAGTTCCTATTTTCACCACCTATCAATGTAACCACCCTACTCACAGCCGGAGTAACCTCAAACTCTTCTTCGTCTATAAGGAATCCTTGTAGTTGGAATTGATAGTTCTGTTGGTAGTATCTTCTTTCTTCCGTATCTACAACACTCTCGTCACCAACCGAACTTAATATCATTGGTATGTAGTGTCCTTTAACAAATGTGTAGGCTTGTCTAGATGTGAACTTCTGTAATACTATCTTATTAAATTGGTTCAACTCTCTCATTCTATTACAAACAATTTTAACATCATATATAACATCAACTGGTACAGGTTGTGGTATCTTGTAAACATCGTACCCCTTTCTATTGCCGTCCCATGTTGGTACTTTGGCGTAATGGAATTGTTTTCGGTCTGGAATTGTATATTGTAACGCTGGGTTACTTCCAGGTTGTACGTCTGGTTTTCTAACCACAACAACGAATGGTAGTGAAACATTTCTATCTTTATCTGAGAAAGACCATGTTTTGGAAAACTCACCCCACCTTTGTAGTGTTAGTATTCTGTCTATAACAGGAATCTTTTTTCCAGATACTGATGTCCTTAAATCCTTTTGTACAAAATCTAACATACCTCTGTCAAGGTCTGCATGTAATACTGACTTAGGTAACATAGTTCCGTGTTCAGATATTAGGTCTGAAATCTCCTCCCTTCTGTTTGGTGTTACTATTCCATTATATCCATAAGGGTAGTGACCCTGAACTTGTGAGGGTGTTATATTAATATTCTTTTTATTCTTCTTTGGTAATGCCATTATATTCCTTTAAATTCGTTTTCGTTAACAAATGAACATAATATGGTTCTATAGAAAGCTTTGTATCCACCCATACTATGTTTCATATCTGAAGTTACCCTACCATCATTTGTAACAACATAGTACCTAATTGTTGTTTCGTTTTCAGGATAACCTATATAGTCACCATAAGATATGTCAACACCAAGCTCCTCAAGATGTTTTATATAAACATTTATTGTCATATTCCCAGGCTCCATCTGGTTAACTAATCCGGAAGCATAACTTTTATTCTGTGGGTCAGCAATTTCAACCTGAGCGTTAAATTCAACCGGTGGATGATACCTGATTTCTTCTACTCCTGATTCACCATAAACATCATCAACATCCGATAGCTTTTTATCAACACGGAACAATACCATTGTAAAATGCATATCACCATGTAACCACTCCATTCCAATATCTTGCTCCAAAGAAAAATCCTCGGAACCAAAGAATTTGGATATTCGTGTAATTGGTATCTTTTTTGCCATATTATATAAGTTACTTTATTATAAATACAATTTGACTACGGTTTATACGTTTCGTATATTTTATAAGTATGGATATAAAATTACCCGAAATTGTAGCTAAGGACAAACTTATGTCCTATTCTGGTGCCAACAACCACATATTGGAATTAAAAGACCGTATGATGAATGGTAAGGTTAAGATGTTAACCAAATCACAAGCGTCATATATTATAGATAATTACGAGTCTGTACCAAAGGTTGTTAGGAGATGGGTTGATATTGATGAGTACTTATCGACAGAACTTATGGCTACAAAATTTCTTTCAAAAGCACCTTCGAAAATATGGGTTGAGAAACTACTAGTTTCAAAAGAAAAATCATATCATATATGGGGCAAGATATTAGATACAAGTAATCTTAACTCTTTCTGGGTACCTAGAAGCCAATTAATACCAGAAGATAAAAAAGATGTTATTGTGGATTTCACGTCTTTTGAACAAAGACCCCCATTCGAGCACCAGAAAATAGCTGTAACAAAACTTGTATCAAATAAAAAATATATTTTAGCTGATGATATGGGTCTTGGTAAGACTGGTTCCGCTGTTATGGCTACAATAGCTTGTAAAGCAAAAAAAATATTAATCATATGTCCCGCTTCACTTAAACTTAACTGGAAACGTGAAATAGAGTTTTATTCTGACGAACCTGTTGGTATCGTTGATGGTAAGAAGTGGCAGGACGGAAAATATGTTATAATAAATTATGACATACTTAAAAACTTTCATAAAATACCAAAGGGGAGAGAAGACCATAGTCTTATATTAAAAGAGGATTTTGACCTTGTGATTATAGATGAAGCTCATTATGTATCTAATGGAAAAGCTAAAAGAACAAAATTAGTTAATCACCTAACTACAAAAATTGACAGGTTATGGTTACTGTCTGGTACCCCTATGACTTCAAGACCAATGAACTATTATAACCTTTTAAAACTTGTTGGTTCACGTGTTGCTGAAAATTGGATTCATTTTGTTAGAAGGTATTGTGATGGAAAACAAATATTTCGTGGATATAGGAAAATATGGTTAACTTATGGTGCTACTAACCTAGATGAATTAAGAGATAAAACTCAGGATAAAGTTCTTAGGAGGTTAAAAGAGGATGTTCTTGACCTTCCGGATAAGATTATAACACCAATCCAAATGAATCTAACATCAAGAGAATATAAACGTGAAATGGGCGAATACCAAGACTGGAAACGTGAAAACAAAACAAAAGGGCTATCAATACAATTAGCTAAACTTATGACGGTTAGACAAATAATATCTATGGAAAAAGTTAAGGAAACAGAACAACTTATAGAACAAGCTATAAACCAAGACAAAAAAGTTATTGTGTTTACTAACTTTACCGAACCACTGCTAGCTATACACGAAAAATATAAAAATAATTCAGTTATACTTAACGGTACAATGAAAAAAGAAGATAGACAAAAATCTGTAGATAGATTTCAAACTGATGATAATATAAAAGTTTTTATAGGTAATATTAAAGCTGCTGGTGTAGGTATAACGTTAACAGCGGCTGAGGTTGTTATATTTAATGACCTATCTTTTGTACCATCAGATATGTCTCAAGCGGAAGACAGAGCTTTCCGTATAGGTCAAAAAAAATCTGTGTCATGTATATACCCA